TGTCAGTTGGCGTCACTGACGAGCTTGTATCGCTCTGTTTACCGCCAAGGTTGGTGTTATCAGTCAAATTTATTCACCCCCCTCCATTGTCGAGAGAGTGCCAAGCTTGAGAGAGAAAGGAGATGCATGAGTTTCCGCTACTCATGAACTTTACTCTCAAACCGGGCATTCTCTCGGCAAAGAATTTTAGATGTTAAAGATACCTACCTGGACCACAATATGCTGGTCCTTCCATTCCTTTATTTAATTTCGAATCTGATTTAGGACTCAGATTTTTTCCTTCTCCCCCGTGTTGAGGAAGTTTAGAATCTCCCCCATTGAGAACAGGATACCCCGGTCCTCTGCCTTTTGAATTTCCTTGTGGTACTGCTTCACTTGCCATAATCAACACCTCCTTTTTAATTTTAACTTAGTTTTGCAACTAACGGCTCTTCTCTAACATAACCTTTTTCGATTGTCAAGTTTTTAGGTTTAATTCCAAGTATTTTAGCTAACTTAAATTTAGAAAGCTTATTGTAATATTTTCTACGACCATTTCCGTTTCTTCTCGGCATTATCTCGAAAATCTAGGCTTCTTTCTTTCCCGAAGTGATCTAGATTCTCTCATTGGTCGTTTATGGGTATTTGTACTGATAACTCGGCCAGTTCTTATGGCTCTGCCAGGCTTGGTTACCTTGGTTCCATATCTGCCAATTATTTGTGCCATATTTATTGTCCGGTAGTCATTGGTGGCATTGGAATCCCACCTCCCAATCCAGGTCCCGGTGCTGCCGGAGTTGTACCTCCTACACCCCCACCTCCACCTCCCTGTTGAGCCATTGCAGCCATTACTTCCGGAGGAATTCCACCACCACCTGGTCCACCAGCGTTAACTGGTTTCGCCGGAGGAGTACCTGCACCTCCTGGTCCACCCACACCCATGCCTGCGAGCATTCCTGTCATTCCTTTCCCAGTAGTCGGAGCGGCTTCCATTAACTTAATATGTTCGTCCATATGATCAAAATAGAGTTCAGGATGACTTGTCTTATCCATTCCTTCTTTGTGAATACCCAAATGAACTTCATGATCATCTTCTAACTCTACCGGTTCAGGAGTTCCTTTATCCATAAGTTGATTCTCAGCCAAGGCCAAAGATTCATCGTCTACTCCTTGTCTATCCGCCATCGCCTGATCACTCGGTCTCAATTGCTGTCTAAGTTGGATCAATCGTTCCATACGAGTCCTATCAGTAATCGCTTTGATATCCCCAAACTCCAAATGCTGAAGAAGAGTTGTCTGATCGATAGCACCAAGTCTGAACAAATCCTTTAATTCTTCCTGTCTGGCCTGCTTTGTATAGGCTAACCAACTTCCTACAGAAACTCTAATTTCATTATCGGAACCAATAATAGCGATCGGAAGACCCATTTCTCCAAAGGTTTGTTTGCCTCCAGCTTTCTTTTGTGCTCGGGCAACCGGAGATTTCTCTCCCACCGTATAAAAGTATTCAGGCTGGCCTGCCGGACCTGCAACCTGTGCCAATTTAGTTGATGTGTAGTTGTCAGCTACCAGCCTAAATACCTTTTTTGCGGACCTTACGAGGAAATCCTCTAAGGCATCAACTAAATCATCCTGACTCGAAGCATCTGCCTGTTTAAGTTCAGCAATACCGACTCCCGACTTCACACCTGTAGGAATTCTTCCCATTGAAACTTCATGAAGTCCACCGATATCCTCCATATATTGACGCATGTTTTGAATCTGTAAAAGATGGGTTGGGGGTAAAGGAGCAAGTGGAAGCGAAGTAACTGTGTATCCCGGATTCTTTTCAATTATTTGGCCATTCTCATTAACTATCGAACGGACCCCTGAACCTTTATCGATAACAAATCTACCTTTGGCAAAGAAATGATTATATTCAAAGATATTTGATTCCAAAGCATCCAGAACTCTGTTAATAGGCATCAAATGCTTTGCCCAAGATTCTCCGTAAATCTCAAGTGGTTGGATATCAGCCTGGAATATTTCATAGTTAAACTCACTTTCTTTTGTAAGTTCATCTCTCAAAGGCAAAGTGCAATCTTCAGTCCAAGTTGTTATCCTAACTTTGGGAGTTCCGTCACCTTGCCATTCGATAGATTGTGCCTCATACAAAATTGTGTATTCGTTCTCATCTTCAAGTGAAGATTGACCCTCACCAGATGTACCGATAGATTTCAAAAGAAATTCTTTATACTCAGAACTGGCGAGTTTAGGATCAGCTTTAATATTCTGTTCAGTAGCAGACGTTCCATAAATCGGATGTGTTTTAATATAATTCAATGGCTTCCTAATTGCTTTGATTACATACTGAGCCTCATCAAGACTTTGAGCATTAGGATCAATAAATAAATCAAAAGGATCGACAACACTTATTGAAACTTCTTTTTTAGCAGAGTCCCAGTCGAACTGCCAAATTCCAATTGAAGTATAAAGTCCGTGATAGACAATCTCTTTTAATTTTCGTTTAAGTCCAAGTTTTTCAAAAAGATAATCAAGAAGTTTACCTGACCATTGAGCATTTTCTGTAGCAGCCTCCGAAGGTTTATCGGGAATGACTTCCCACTTCGGCCTAAATGAAGTTACCTGATTTCTAATGGCTCTGGCTTGAGCCCACATCAAATTAATCGGAATCCTTACTTTAGTTCTGGTACCAAGTACAAAAGTTGAACTTGCACGATTATATCTGGCAAAATGAAATCCTCTTAAATAAAGATTTCTTACAACCCATTCCCAGTCATACCTTCTTCGACCCGCAGCTGCTGCCGAATAAAGTTTCTTCATCCGCATCATCCTAGTCTTTGCAACTTCTAATTCCGCATCCTTCTGGGTTTCTTTAACAGATTTTTTTGGAGTCTCTAAATCACTGAGGGACTGAGTTGTTCCTGCTACTTTCTTTGATGTTTTAGTTGCCATTAAACCTCCTTTTTAGCTCTAGCCTCTGCCGGAGTTTCAGAATCACCTTCCATTTGAATATTAAAGTTCCTGTCAGTGAATTCCATCATAGGAATATCACCAAGTGAAACTTCAGTGTCGTCTTCTTTACCCATTTGATTAGGGACTGGCCTTTTACCTTCATTCTTTTCAGCCCAGTAGACTTCTGGATTCGCCCGAGTGATTTTTCCTTCCAAAGTTTTAATGTGTTCATCATATCTTCTGTCTTTTAGGACTATTACGATAATTAAACTGACAATTATTATAGTGAAGAGAATATCTATCATAATTTACCGGGAGTAAACTAACATTAAGTTTTGTAAATGTCAACTTTCTGGGGCTTTTACCTCTTGAATTGGTTGCACGTCTTCAACAGTTCCAGGACTTTCCTTCAATTTATCTAAAATATTAGAACTTAAACCCTTAATTCCAATAACCGTGATGTTTGGAGCCTGTGCAGGAGTTTTTTCCGACCAATCTTCTATCAATTGCATCCATAATTTTACTTCTGCAGCTTCTCCACGGGTAGATGCACGCTTGAATAGACCATGGACAACATCAGAAGTCTTATCTTTAGCCCATTGCATACGCCATTCAGCGACCTTTTCCCAGAAATCCTGTCTTTTCTTCCACCTCACCAGTGTCTGATCAGATATACCCCATCTTCTGCCGAAATCTTGGGCATGTTTATCTTCTCTTAATGGAGTAGGTTTAGCTGCCCATTCACAAAAAGCCTCAAAAGCATCAACCTTTACCATCCTTTTCTTTTTAGGTCTTCCCGCTGAAGGGTTAACTATCTTAATCTTACGGGGAAATCCGTATCTACTCACTACTATTTTCTTTCTGAGTTTCATTTTCTTTTTGCCTGACCGTTACTTCTTCAGAAAAGGTAACATCAATAACTTTACCATGCTTTATAATTATTTTCAAACCGACTTTCCCGAATCCAAAAGTATCAGCTATCAATCTTATCCGATCATCCAATATTTTTATCTTATCACCCCAAAATTCTATTGGTTGAAATAAATTCTTATTCTCCATAAAATTGGCCCAATACTTCGTCTTCTGGTTTCTCAAAGCCTTCAGTTATCGGATTTGTATTTTTTTCATCAGTATCACTGAAAAAACTTCTTTGCTGGATTTCCTGCTGTTCTGTAGGAGCAGAAGGCCATCTAGCCATTATCATGTAGCGTAAAGCATCTACGGTGTGGTCGTCAATGTCCGAAGTTTGCTCAAGAGGATTTCTGGGATTGAGGGATCTTAGTTTCTTCCAGTGGTATTTGGATATTTCCGAAATAGTATTCTCACAATTCTTAAATATAAATAGACGGGGTGAACCAACTTTACCATTAACAGGGTGGAATCTTTTGGGTTGAATCTTAAGGAATTCTTTTATCCGGTTGATGGAAGCCATAACATCATTATTCCCCGGTACCGGATAGACTTTATAATCGTTATATTCCTGGATAACTGAAAAAGGGAATCCGTTTTTCTCCCGGGTCTTAGCAATGGTCGAAGGATCAATAACAGTTAAAGATATTTTTTGTTTGCCGGTCTTTCTTTTTATTTCTGATGCATGATAGGAAATAGGTCTACCCGCCTGATAATGTTCATCGTAAACAAAAACGTTTCCGTCCTGGTCTATCGCACTCCAAAGCACAGCTGTAGGATTTACAAGTCCGTGGTCTATCGAAATAATCCTTTCCCAGAAAGGAGGAATGTCAAACGGATCGATTACGTGCACCTTTTTATCAAACTCAACGAAGACCTGACCTTCGAACACATCCCAACTTCCATAAAGATAACGCTTTACCATTTCTTCCGAATAGGATTCCTCCATATGTCTGATGTAATCCTCAGGAAGATTTATTTTATTGTCGTAGGTAGTTGACTCAACATAGAATCCGTCATTCATTTTTTCCTTGGATTCCGGATGGAATCTTTTCCAGAGCCAATTATGTCCTGCCGGATTACAAATCAGGAATCCATAGCGTCTTGCAACCTTGTTGTTTCTCAAACGGGATTGAAGAATCTGGAATACTGATTCGGATGTTTCCTCCGCCTGGTCTATACCAAACCAACCAAGGTTAAGTGAAAGAAGTTCCGTTTCTGAAATGTTATCAAGATGTCTGAAGATTATTTCTGAACCATTATAAAGCCTTATATAGTTTTCTGACTTGTTCCAAATCCCGCCACGGGACTCAGCATACCAATCTGGTGGACAAAATTCAAAGAAAGTCTTTTGAGTTGTGTCTCTTAACTCAGGATAAGTAAGTCTTCCTATCAAACCAAAATTCTTTGGCATTGCCTGGGACACAAGAAGAGCTCTTAAGACAAGAGCAACTGTTTTACCGGAACCGAATCCTCCGGAAAACAAAGAATAAGTATTAGTGTTTTCAAGGAATCTTCGTTGCGGTTCAAGAAGTTCTATATTTGTGAGGGATCGAGTAGCAGGTTCCATAAATAAGATTATACGCCAGGCGTATTATCTTTTAAATTCAATGGCCGGGCAAACCTGGACGGAAAACCCGGCCGTTGAGAAAGTCAGACGATTACTTACTTGCGCTTTCACCCTCTGACCGTGCAAGGGTGGGAGAGTCGAACTCCCATTTCAGATACCGATCCCTTCTCGGAGGAGGAAATATGCCTGCCCAACAATCTCCTCCGCCTTTCTAACTACGCATTTAGCAACCAGTGCTGTCTGTGTAGAAAATTATTATAACACTATTTAATTCGTGC